TTTTAAGTGCAACAATGAAAACGGGGAGAGGTGCAAGCCTCTCCTTTTTTATTTATCTTTGTAAAAAAATCAACAGCCAATGTGCTACGAATCTCTTCTCGGTCTTCAGGGGTGCGACAGACCAGAGCCAACAACTGGGCTTTACATCGATGATCTCGGCATCAATCAGACTTTACTCGGGCAGCTAATAACTGACCAATACAACAGCGGAGTTGAATTGTTTGAAGCAAAGCGAGCATTCGCTTGGCGAAAGATGTCAACAGATATCTTATCAAGGCTAACACCGATGATGAAAGCCGACACCGTTGTTGAGTCAAAGCGCATCGGTCAAGTGGTGAGCAATGCAAGCAATGTGGACTTAGCAGTAGGTGCAGCAAAGTACACAGGCATCAGAGTCACAATCGACCCGAACACCGAAAGCTTTCTGAACTTCTATCTGTCTAATTTTAAGATTGACATCTATACAATGAATACTCCTGTCGAGATTTTTGTCTACGACATGAGCACCTTGAAGCTGATTGATTCCTTCTTCTACCAATCGGAAGCGGTTGAGCAGTTTATCGGCAAGACCTTCAAGGCCAATCGCAGAAAGTTAGATCTGGCATTTGTCTATGAATCTCTATACGACACCACTAAGATGGTTCCTAAGAAGGGGCACTGCTTCGATTGCTCAGGCAATGTAAGAGGTGCGCACATCTGCCCATTCGTGGATGCTGTCGGTATTGAGTTGACGGTTAGCGGCGATGATGTGATTAGTTCCAAGTCAAAGAAGTACACGCAAGGGATGAGCTTAGTTTATAATGTCAACTGCGATCGTGAAGCTTGGCTGTGCTCGATTGGAGGATTGATGGCGATGCCGCTTGCTTATGCAACGGCGGTCGAGATATATAACTACGGGTTGAGCGTGTCACCAAATCAGCGTGTCAATACAACTGTCAGCATCAACATAGGAAGCAAGCCATTTGCAACTGCCGATGCCAACGATGGAATGATTGCAGGGCGCGATATAGCAGCAACGAGATACAGCGAAGAGCTCACGGCGATGTTGCAGAACATGCGACTGCCAAGCGACAATACGTGCTTTGATTGCAGAAGAAATATGAAGTACGTCACAGCACTTCCATAATGGCTACACCAAAGGAGATAAGCGAAAGAATTGACGGGCTGTTCTCCGAATGGAGTTCTGGCTTTACTCCTTTGTATTTTGCAGTGCTTGATATGCGCCGTGAAATGTATATTCGAATCTTTGGCACTGGAAAAAATGGAGGTAAAAATCAAGCAGGCGATTCACTTCCAACTGTTCCATATTCTCCTGCATACGCAAAGTTAAAAGCAAAGAATGGCCGACCACCTTTGGAGCTCACAGGATTTTTAAAGAGGTCATTTGCAACAGACCAAACAACAGTTATTTTGGAAGGATTTGACACAGCCATTTACACTGTTGCAGATGAAGCAGGAAAGGTGGCAGGACTTGAGAAACTTTACGGCACAATATTTAAACCAACAAAAGAGGAGCAAGATAGAATGTTGCAACTCCATGCAGACTTACTTGTTGAGCAAATATCAAATCAGATAAGCAAACCATGAATTTACTTAAGACCATCATCGAGCGGCTCAACCAACGTGTTGAGGTAGCCAATATCTTTGACAAGCAGTTTGGACTTTGCGAGCTTAATGCAAACGGCAACGAGAAGGCTTGGGTGCACTACATCGGCAATGGTCAAGCGGAGGTAGTTACTAACTTCGATGCAAAGCAAGGCACATTGTTCTGGGCAAAGAGAGGCAAGGTGACTGTTGCAAAGACGGATGCTTACAAGATGAGTGGCTGCAAGCAGTTGTACGTCACCTCTTTTCCGCTGACTGCTTATGCTGTGGTTCGCAAGAGCCATCTGCCATGCGATGGAGATGATGCTCAGGACTGGCTTGCTTCAAGAATCTACAAGCTGACTAGTGGCACTGATCCACAATTCAAGCAGAACCTTGGAGTGATTAATTACGAAGTAATTCCTAGCGGTTACATTAACGAGATTAAAACATTAACAGCCAACTACGAGTTTGCTTGTGTTACTGTGGACTTCGACATCCAAGTGATCACAACCACAGAAGATGGCTGCTATGACATCTGTGCAACGGGTGACATTCCGCTTCCTGACTTTCAACCTTGCACACCATGCTTGACGGAGGTTGCTGTTGATGGGGTGACTATCACCGGCAACGGAACAGAAGCAGATCCATTGGTGGCAATAGGTGGTGGTGGCGGAACTCCGCTAATCACCAAAGAGGAAGGCACTAACGTAAGCACAAACACAACAACTTTAAACTTCACAGGCGCAGGAGTTACAGCATCACTCACATCACCTGGAGTGGTCGAGGTAAATGTGCCAGGCGGAAGTGGTACGACACCCGACTTGCAGGAAGTTACCGACGAAGGCAACAGCACAACCAATGACATTGCATTCACTGGAAGCGCAGGGCTATCCTTTGACAACGGCGCATTCTTTCGCAAAGGAACTACCGATGCAGGCAATGGCGGAGCGAAGGGCACAGCGCAAATATGCTCAATAAGTTATGAGCTTAAATGGGAAGCAGGTCGATTGTACTACATGCAGCAAGACGGCTTCACCATTCGCGATGTGACTCACAACTTTACATCAGTACCTCAAGTAACTGATGACAGCTCCAAGGGATTTGTAGTTGGTTCACGTTGGAGCTTGGATGATGGAACTGTTTACCTATGCTCTGATGATACAATCGGTGCAGCTGTTTGGGCAGTTGTAACAGTTGGTGGAGTTACATCGGTAAGCGGTACTGCACCAATCGCATCAAGCGGAGGAGCAACTCCAGATATCAGCATCACTCAAGCTGATGGCAGCACTGACGGATATCTAACCTCAACAGATTGGAACACCTTCGATGGCAAGTTTGATGTGCCGACAGGAACAAATGCGGACTACCTTGATGGCACTGGAACACCGACTCCATTCCCTACATTGCCAACGGGCACTGTTACATCGGTAGACCTTACGATGCCTGCTGCATTTTCTGTCACTGGCAACCCAGTAACCACAAGCGGAACATTAGCGGTGGCAGCGGCAGGGCTTTCAACGCAATACATCAGAGGTGATGGTCAACTTGCAAACTTTCCGACATCAAGCGGAGGAGGTTCAAGTGTTAGCTACTACCTCAACGGATCTGTTGCTCAAGGTACACTTGGAGGTGTGGCATTTAAGCAGATGAGCGGCACTCCAGTAATTGGAGCAGGAACAGACTTCACTATCAATGCCGATGGTTACATTCAGTCTTTCATTACCGATGCGAGTGTACCTAATCAGTTGGCTATTCCCGCAGGAAATTGGAACTTCGAAATGTACTTTAGTGCAAATAGCAACGGAGGTACACCAAGATTCTACATTGAGCTTTACAAGCTTAGCGCAGGAACATTGACACTGCTTGCATCAAGCTCTGCAAATCCTGAGTTCATCACCAATGGCACTCAGATTGACCTATACACAACGGCGGTTGCAGTACCAAGCACAGTACTTCTTGCAGCTGATAGGCTTGCAGTAAGAGTGTACGTGATACATAGCAGCAAGACAATCACACTGCACACAGAAGACAATCACCTTTGCCAAGTCATTACGACTTTCTCCACTGGCATCAATGCGCTTAACGGCTTAACGGCTCAAGTGCAAAACTTAGCAGTTGGAACATCGGGCACTGACTTTGGAATATCATCTGCAACAGATACTCACACCTTTAACCTACCAACGGCAAGTGCTGCCAATAGAGGTGCGCTAAGCACAGCTGATTGGACAACATTCAACGGCAAGCAAGATGCTTTGTCGAGTGGTGTAAACATCAAGACAATCAACTCCACTTCGATACTTGGAAGCGGCAATCTTGCAACTCCGTTCGAGTTAGTTGTTGCAGCATCCGATGAGACCACTGCGCTGACAGCAGGAACGGCAAAGATTACTTTTAGAATGCCAAGAGCGGTGACACTAACAGCGGTAAGAGCATCACTTACAACGGCTCAAGCAAGTGGCAGCATCTTCACTGTTGACATAAACGAAGGCGGTGCAAGCATTCTAAGCACTAAGCTGACAATCGACAATACTGAAACAACAAGCACAACGGCTGCCACTCCTCCAGTGATAAGTGACACGGCACTTGCCGATGATGCCCAGATTACAATCGACATAGACCAGATTGGTGATGGTACTGCAAAAGGATTGAAGGTTATGTTAATCGGAAACTACGCATGAGTTTTTTAGTCAACCCATATTCTTATGGATGTGACCCTGATGCGGTGGCATTCCTAAGTGCGTCAGGAATTACTGATGCCACAATTACATCTGCCATTTGCACATTGGTTACATCGATGAAAAACAATGGTACTTGGGCAAAGATGAATGCGATTTATCCGATGGTAGGCGGAAGCGCATCGAGCCATCGCTGGAATTTGAAAGACCCGAGACCATTAACTGCAGCATTTTACTTGACATTTAGTGGTGGTTGGACTCACTCGGCAAATGGGATTTTAGGTAACGCATTAAATACATTTGCTAATACATTCTATAACACAAATCCAATTGCATCAGGGCATTTATCAATTTATTCAAGAAGCAATTTAGCTACTGCACAATCAGTAGACTTAGGTGCTGGAAATACCGCAGCAGATAGATATTATATCAGTGCTGGTTTAACGAGTACAAATTCACCAACTGCTGGATTTGGAAATCCTGCTGTTGCATCAACTGGCTCGGCATTAGGATTTTTTACTGGAACGATTATAAGCAACACATCAAGATTGTTTAAAAATGGAATTCAATTAAATACATCTGCTGTTGTTATAAGCCCTAACATTTCTACACTTAACATTGGAAGAATGGGAGGAGCAAATATCTTATACACTAATAGACAATTAGCTTTTGCAACTATCGGAATCGGATTGAATCCTACTGAAGTAGCATCATTGTACACCTCAGTACAAGCATTCCAAACAACCTTATCCCGCCAAGTGTAATGAAAGTTTACCTACTCACATACGAAGAGGCTCAGAGCCTTATTGGCATACAGTTCATGCCCGACAATTACTTTAACCCAATCATGGATGCTGACGGCAATCATATAATCAGCATCGAAGAAGTTGAGCAGTGCTCAATTGATTGGGTGAAAGCCTTACCTTTGATAACTTACAAACCTATAATATTCGAATCATGGCAGGAGTAAAAATTACCGACTTAGGAACATTGACCACAGCGGTTGATGCAGACTTATTATATATCGTAGATGTGAGCGACACATCGCAATCACCTGAAGGAACATCAAAGCAGATTGAACTTGGGAACATTCTAAGTAGCGGAACTTGGACACCGACATTTAGTACATTTGGTGGGGCTGTTATAGATGTTACTTCAAGTGCTGCATTTTATTCAAGAGTTGGCAATCTTGTAACTTGCTCAATATCTTTAAACATTGAGGTTGATTTTTCAAGCGATAATATTGGTAGTGTTCAATTTACTTTACCTTTTGCAACAACAACTGGTGGCCCTTCTGGTTCATTATCTTCAAGCAATATTACCAAGCAATTTAATGGTGCAGTAAGATCAGCAAGTACTACACAAGGGAGAATTGTAATGGGGTCAGAAGATACCTCACTTGTTACAGCATCAGGAACTTGCCACGCTATTTTCCAATATGAAATTAACTGACAACGGCATCCGACTCATACAGGAGTTTGAGGGCTTGCGGCTTACCAGTTACCTCTGCTCTGCAGGAGTGCCTACCATTGGCTACGGCGCAACATACTATGCAGATGGCAGCAAGGTGAAGCTCGGGCAGACCATAACCCGAGACCAAGCTGATCAGCTGCTTAAGGATCACCTTAAGGAGTTTGAGGGCAGCGTGCTTGGACTGCTAAATACAACCAAGGTAAACCAGAACCAGTTCGATGCCCTTGTAAGTTTCTGCTTTAACCTCGGCGCAGGCAACCTTGCTAAGTCGCAGCTGTTGAGGTTTGTAAAAGCCAACCCAAAGGATCCCAAGATTGCAACGGAGTTCGCCAAGTGGAACAGGGCAGGCGGTGAGGTATCTCGTGGGCTTGTAAGAAGAAGGAAAAAAGAAGCGGAACTATATTTTGCAGCAGTTGTATAATAGATATTTGCTAAGGCATAAGACAGAGCCATTTGTGATGCTTGATGAAATGGATCTAACCTTCGAGCAGTTTGTTGAGAAATTAAAATCATCATACGTTTTTAATCACATGTGGGGAAATGACAACAAGAAAGAAAGT